TGCGTTTTAGATGGCCCTGAAGCCGCTTTAAGAATGATTGGCGTATGCGGTATAACCTAGAAGACCAAGCTCAAGCCACGAGCCTGATGAAGCATTTATGGCCAAAGGTTAAAGAATCGTTGGCAGCGGGTAACCAATTGACGTTAGAGATCAAACCAGCCAGTAAGAGCCGCGACCAAGAGGAAAAGTATCACGCCATCATTGGCGACATTGCCAAGCAAGCGCAACACATGGGCGCTAAGTGGGATGCTGAAACGTGGAAAAGGCTACTGGTTGACAAATATGTGCGTGAAATAGGCTTGACAAGCAAAATAATGGCAAATCTGGATAACGATGGGCTGGTGCAACTTGGATTTCAGACCCGCAAATTCACAAAAGAACAAGCCAGCGAGTTTGTAGAGTTTTTATTGGCATGGTCAGCAGAAAACGGAATCACATTAAATGACAGCAATTCCAAAGTTTAATTACTTCAGAAGCACCAAGCATTTAAAGAATGTGGCCAACTTGCCTTGCCAAAATTGCTACATAGAAGACCAAACCCAAGCTGCACATAGCAATTGGGCTGAACACGGCAAAGGCAGGGGCATTAAAGCAAGTGACGAATTCACGGCTGCGTTATGCCAAACCTGCCACGCAGAGTTAGATTCAGGCGCAAAACTAAGTAAAGAACAGCGCCGAATGTTGTGGGACTTGGCTTACTTTAGGACTGTAAGCCGCTTAAAAGGCCAAAACCTGTGGCCAGATCACTTGCCGTGAGCCTTGACTGCTGGCATTTTTTCGTGCTTCTTTAATTCTTTTTCAACGGCAACAATGCGCTTCATTTCTGATTTGTGTTGTTTTTCTGGTTCATAGTGGCCAGTTGGGGTTTTTTTAGATTTCATGTCGCCAGAGATTGTGAAATTGGTAGCCATAGGAATTCCTGTTAAAATAACATTGACATTGTGCCACCAACGGCATAAAGTCACCAAACAACTTTCTTAAGGAAATTATCATGGGTAAAATGGATACAGGCAAAGGCGCACCAAGTTCAACTGGCGCAACTCCACCCAAAGGCGCTGACAAGCCAGACAACAGCGGTAACCGCATGGGTAAAGTCGTTGGCGGCGTTGGCATGGGCAAAGAAGACATGATCGACAACAACAAGCAATTCAACACTGGCAAGACCGAAGGTGTTTGCTACGTTGAAGAAAAAGCCTGTTACCCTTGCTAAAATAGCGAAACCTCTGCAACCGTGAAGGGATTGCAAAGGCTTCTAACCAAACAACTGAAAAGGAGTTGAAATGGCTGAGTCAAATTTTAGCTTGTCGCAAGATTTACTTCACGAACTGTTTGAGTATCGTGATGGAAAGCTATTTTGGAAAAAAGTTACATCTACTAGAACAGATGTAATTGGCAAAGAGGTTGGATGTATCAATGCGCGTGGATACAGACTAACGCAAATTGGCAAAAAAAATTATTTAGTGCATCGTTTGATTTATGTGATGTTTTATGGAAAAGTTCCTGAAATACTTGACCATATCGATGGAAACACATTAAACAACAACATTGAAAATTTACGCCCAGCAACATCTTTGCAAAATGCGTACAACCAAAAAAACTATAAAAATAATAAGACTGGTGTTAAAGGAGTAAACTTTAACAATCAATGTGGTAAATTTTCAGCAAGATGTCAAGTCAATAAAAAACAAAATTGGCTTGGCTTTTTTCCTACATTAAAACTGGCTGAAGAAGCTGTAAAAGCCTTCAGAACTGAACATCATGGGGAATATGCAAATCATGGATAAATCATGTAGAGGCTGCGATCACTTTGTTGATAGTGGTCACAGCGTAGGTACTTGCAGACGTTATCCGCAGTATCAAAACAGATCACCCAACGAGCGTTGCGGTGAATTTTTGGCTTTGGAATACGGCGAACCTGTATTAGATATGCTTGCGTTGCCAGTTGTATCTGAGCCGCCAAAGCGCAAAGGCAGACCGCCAAAGGTGTCTTATGACCATTAAGCCATTACGAGACAAGATCATTGTTAAGCCTGAGCAACGCTTTAAGTCTGAATTGTTGGACTTAAGCAAAGTAGAAGGCGCGTTTACCACAGGCCATGTGGTTGCGTTAGGTGATGATGCTATGCGCCAAGGGTTGAAGATGGGCGACTTAGTGCATTATGGAACTGTGGCAGACACAGCCAAAGACGAATATCTAAAGTTTGAGCCGATTAAAATTGGTGACGACATTTGTTTGCGGATGAGTTGGCAAGACATTTGTTTTGTGGAAGAAGCATGAACAAGATCAAATGGTTAGTTTGGAAGATTGGCAAACTTTTAGAACGCAAAGACCCAAAGAAACGCCCAAGACTGTATAAACAAGCAACCGTAGTAACTGGAGAAGATAAATGAAAGAAACGATTAACTTGCGTATCCAAGACCTGATGGTCAAAGGCCGTGAGCTAGAGCAGCAACTGCAACAGATCAATGGTGCGTTGCAACAATGCCAATGGACTTTGGCTGAGTTGGAAAAAGAAGAAGCGCCCGCCAAACAAGAGGAGTAAGCATGAAAAAGCACGATAAACCTATTGAGCATAAAACCACGGGTAAGGGTAAGACCTACAACCCAACGGAAAAAGGCGCAGGAATGACCGCCAAAGGTCGTGCTGAATACAATGCAAAGAACAACTCTAACTTGAAGCCACCAGCGCCAAACCCAAAGACCAAGGCAGATGAAGGCCGCAAGGCAAGTTTCTGTGCAAGGATGGAAGGCGTAGTAAAGAACGCCAAAGGCCCAGCCGAGCGAGCCAAGGCATCATTAAAGAACTGGAACTGCTAATGTCAAAACCTGGACTGTACGCAAACATTCACGCCAAGCAAGAACGCATAGAGCGCCAAAAGGCTGCTGGCAAGCCTACTGAAAAGATGAGAACGCCTAGCACTAAGGGTGCGCCCACAGCCAAAGCGTTTAAAGAAGCCGCAAAGACTGCCAAAAAATGACCGAAACTAAGCGCCCTGTTGGTAGACCAAGCCTATATGACCCATCATTCTGTGATGAGGTTGTAGCATTAGGGCGCGTAGGTAAATCTGTTGAGCAAATTGCGGCCATTCTGAACGTTTCATTAAGAACAATGTATTCGTGGCGTGATGCACATGAAGAATTTTTGCACGCCTTGGATGATGCCAAGACTTATGAGCAAGCATGGTGGGAAGAACAAGCCGCTGCTTACATGGTCGAGAACAAGGAAAGTGACCGCTTAAACGCTTCGCTATGGTCGCGGTCAATGGCGGCAAGGTTTCCTAAGAAGTACCGTGAAAGCACAAAGACCGAGATTACGGGTGTTGATGGAACGCCGCTACTGGCTGGCATCCAAGTCACCTTTGTAAAGCCTAATGAGTGACATACAGGGCGCAATAGCTAAAGCACAGTTCCCGATCAAGCTGCAATGCTTGTTTGAAAAGTCACGCTACAAGGTTCTTTACGGTGGTCGTGGTGGCGCTAAATCATGGGGTGTTGCTAGGGCGCTGCTGATTAAGGCGGCAAAAGACCCGTTACGCATACTGTGCGCCCGTGAGTTTCAGACCTCAATTCGGGATTCGGTGCATAAGCTGTTGTGCGACCAGATTGAGGCGCTTGGGCTACTTGGGTTCTATGAGATTACCCAAAACACAATCAGGGGCAAAAACGGCTCTGAATTTAGCTTTGTTGGCTTAAAGAACAATGTGGCCAACGTCAAGTCTTATGAAGGCGTAGACATTTGTTGGGTAGAAGAAGCGCAGACAACTAGCCGATTAAGCTGGAACGTGCTGATTCCTACTATCCGCAAAGAAGGCTCAGAAATCTGGATTACGTTTAACCCAGAGTTAGAGACTGACGAGACTTATCAAAGATTTGTCATTCACAAGCCTGACAACGCAATCGTTCAAAAGATTAACTGGTCTGATAACCCTTGGTTTCCTGACACGTTGCGGGATGAGAAAGATGCGCTAAAAGGCCGCGACCCTGAAGCCTATAACGTGGTGTGGGAAGGTTTGTGCCGCCAAACGGTTGATGGCGCTGTGTTTGCCAAAGAGATGCAACTAGCTGAGTTGGATAGCCGCATCACAAAAGTTAACTACGACCCAACAAAGCCCGTACACGCCATTTTTGACTTGGGTTGGTCTGATGCTACGGCTATTTGGTTCTTACAGTTTGTGGGCATGGAAACCCGCTTGATTCGCTATATTGAAGGAAATCAGCAGACCATGAGCGACTACTTAGCCAAAATGCAGACGTTTGGCTATATCTATGATACGTTGTGGTTGCCGCACGATGCTGAGAACAAGACGCTTGCAGGCAATGGCCGCAGCATTGAGGAAATTGTTAGGACTGCTGGCTACAAGACCAAGATCATTCCACGAACGCCAATCATGGACAGCATCAACGCTGCCAGAACAATCTTTAGAAATTGCTGGTTTGACCGCGACAACTGCCATGACGGGTTGCAATGCCTGCGGCACTACCGTTACGATGTAGACCCTGACACAAAGCAATTTAGCAAAACACCCGTTCACGACCAATATTCACATGGCGCAGACGCTTTTCGCTACATTGGTTTGATGATTAACGAACCCAAAGAGCGCAGAAGGCCAAAGCAGACGCAATATTATGGTGGCGCACACGGCTGGATGGGGTAGACGTATAATGCAAAAAGCCTAGAAGCGGGAGCTTGCTAGGCTTTTCTAACCACTTGATAAAGGAGCTATCGCATGGGTGATTCAGATTTTACATTGACCAAAGACCTTTTAAACGAGGTGTTTGATTACAACGGCGAAACTCTTTACTGGAAAATATCCACAAGAGGACATAGAGTTGGTCAAGAAGCTGGTTCAATTGCCAGCGGTTACTATTGCGTAAAGTTTAATAATAAACTTTATAAAGCACACCGTTTGATTTATTTAATGGTTCATGGGGTTTTGCCTGACTTAATTGACCATGTTGATGGCAATCCATTAAACAACAAAATTGAAAATCTTAGAGCTGCAACCAAAGCAGAAAACGGATTTAATCGCAAAATTAACAAAAACAGTAGCACTGGCGTTAAAGGCGTTAGTTGGGATGGACAATCAGGAAAGTACAAAGCTAGATGTTGGGTCAACAAAAAAGTCCACACATTAGGCTTATTTAACACTATTGAAGAAGCTGCAATTGTCGTAAAATCGGCAAGAGAGCGACTTCATGGTGAGTTTGCCCGACATTCATAAGGCTACACATGGCAGATGATTACGACCCAAGAATTCAAGAAGCCGTAGAGTTTTTAAAACTCGCTAACGAGGCTGATACAAATAACCGTCAAGAGGCTCTTGAAGACCTCAAGTTTGGCGGCGGCGATCAATGGCCTGTGGAGTTGCAAAACTCTCGCAATCTAGAATCACGCCCCGTTATTGTGGTTAACAAGGTAGACAACTATTGCCGCCAAGTTTGTAACCAGCAGCGCCAGCAACGACCACGAATTAAAGTTCATGCTGTTAATACGCAGCAGGACATGGTTGACGCACAAGTTATTCAGGGCGTGATTCGCCATATTGAAGTTAACTCAAACGCCGATCACGCTTACGACAACGCGTTTGAATATGCTGTTCGTATGGGTTGGGGTTATGTGCGTGTGCGTACAGACTACGTTTCAGAAGATTCATTCGATCAAGAAATCTATATTGACCCCGTAGACAATCCGTTTACTGTTTACTTTGACCCTAATTCCGTTGCCCCTGATGGTTCTGACGCTGACCGTTGTTTAATTACAACAATGATGCCAAAGAAGGAATTTGCAAAGTTGTATCCAGATGCAAATGATGGCAATGGCACATCGTTTACGCAGCGCGGTACTGGTGACAGCCAATCAGAATGGATTACCAAAGAGGACATTCGCCTTGCTGAGTATTACTACACGGTGCGCGAGAAGGCCACGTTGTATCAGTTAAGCGATGGTTCTAGCACCTTTGCTGAAGACAAAGATGTGTTTGCTCGTTTGGCTATGGCTGGCATTACGGTCATTGACCAGCGCAAGTCATACAAGAAAACCATTAAATACTGCAAGCTAACCGCCAACGAAATCATTGAAGAAGGCACATGGGCTGGCCGCTATATCCCAATCGTGCCTGTTTATGGCCGTCATTTGGTTGTGGGCGACAAGCGTAAGAAATTTGGCATGATTCGCAATGCCAAAGACCCGCAGCGTATGTATAACTTCTGGCAGACTTCTATTACCGAAGGCGTTGCACTGGCTCCAAAAGCCAAGTGGTTGATTGCTGAAGGTCAAGACGAAGGCCACGAAAACGATTGGGCGCAGGCAAACATTAAGTCTTTCCCGCTGTTGCGTTACAAGCAGACAGATATTGAAGGCCGACCAGCACCAGTTCCAACACGCTTACAACCAGAGCCGCCACAGCAAGGCATTATGATGGCCGCTGCTGGTGTGGATGATGATATTAAGTCAATCATGGGTGTGTTTGACCCTGCACAGCTAGGCCAAGGCAACATTTCTGGCAAGGCTTTGAACGGCCAACAGCAACAAGTTGACCTGACTAATTACGATTATTACGACAACCTGACCCGCTCTATCTCGCACATTGGTAGGATTTGTTTGGATTTGATTCCTAAAATCTACGACACACAGCGCGTTATGCGGATTATTGGTGATGATGGCAAGCCAGAGTTGTTGACAATGAACCAGCGCGAAGCAACAGGCCGAATCTTGAATGACCTGACCATTGGCCAATATGATGTGGTGATGGACACAGGCCCAGGCTACGATAGCAAGCGCCAAGAAGCTGTGGCAAGCATTGGCCCGATTCTGGCGGCTGACCCCGCTTTGATGGAAAAGATTGGCGATCTATATTTCAGAAACCAAGACTTTCCAGGCGCAGACGTTATTGCAGACCGCTTGGCTACGCTTAATCCGCTGGCACAGATTGATGACAAATCTGACATTCCGCCGCAAGTTCAGATGCAATTGGCGCAATCCAAGAAGCAGATGGAAGATATGCAACAGCAAATGCAAGCAATGGCACTTGACCTGAAATATGGTCAGTCTGTGGCTCAAATCAAAGAAGAAGGCAACAACAAGCGCAAGCTGATGGATTTGACTTCACGCGCCCACAACACTGAGACAATGGCTGAAGTACGTGTCAATGACCAGAACACCCGTTCAATCACAAGTCAGAACAAGACTGAGATTGACGCAATTGTTCAGCTTCTGTTGCACAACATGGACACTAGCCGAATCCTGCAAGAAATTGAAAGACGCAACGCAGACCAACTGCAAGCGGCGCAATTTGCAGTGTCGGACATTGATAACGAACAAAACCCCTTGATGGGACAATGATTCTGTGGTAGATTAACCACAACCTTACCCGTCAGGTAGACGGGGCAAATTCGGAGTGACAACGTAATGTCTGAAAAAAATGCAGGTCAAGTTTTGACCAGCGAAAACGCAGCGGAATTTTATGCAAACAGATTAGGTTTAGCTGAATCACCAGCTCCTGCCGAGGCTGTGGAAGAATCCACAGAGCCGACAGAAGCAGTTGAACAGAGTGAACCTGAAGAAGCAGAAGCCGAAGCAAAACAAGAGGGTGAGCGTAAGCAAAATCCTAAACTTGAGCGCCGTTTTTCTGAGATTACCAAGCAACGTGAAGAAGCGCGTAAAGAAGCGCAACAAGAACGTGAAGCAAGGCAAGCTCTGGAAGCGCGTTTGGCAGCTTTAGAAAACAATACACAGCCCAAAAAGGCTGAGTTTGTAGACGAAAAGCCGCAACCTAGCCAGTTCAGTGATGCGTTTGAATATGCTGAAGCTCTTGCAGAGTACACAGCCGACAAACGAATCAGTGAAATGAAGCAACAAGAAGCGCAAGCTAAAGAAGCCGAGCAACGCCAAAAGGTAATTACCCAATGGACTGCAAAGGTGGAATCAGCCAAGCAATCGTTGCCTGATTTTGATGACATTGTTGCATCGAGTGATGTGGTCGTAAATGACGACATTCGTGATGCCATTCTGGAGAGTGACGTAGGCCCACAAATCCTGTATCACCTAGCTGAGAACGATGAAGTCGCTAAGAAAATCGCTGGTTTGTCGCCAAAGCAAGCGTTGCGAGAGATTGGGAAGTTGGAAGCTCGTTTCGAGGCAAAGCCCGAAGCTGAGAAGCCAGCCCCTATTGTTAGAAGTAAAGCACCAGCACC